ACTGGCACACTTGACTAAACACCCAACAACCTTTATAATACTAAGGCAACAATTCAAAACAATGTCTCTGATTCAAAAGTTCAAAAAAGATGTTAGCACTCTTCGTCTTGCTGCTAACGGGGAAATCTATCTTGATGTAAAGAGTCCGAAACTTTATAAAAAGGTCCGCCGCTTCTATGAAAATGAAGGCGTCGTGTTTTCTGGTGACCCCCTTGACGACTACGAAATGCTTATGGAGTATGTCGCCAGTGATCTTGAGGCAGTTGAAGCGTGATGAAAGTCGTAAGAAAACCAACTGTTCTTATGGAGCGGTTTCCTTATCGTTATATTCAGGTCGGTACTTTGGAAATCAATGGAAAACCTGATTGTCGTATTCAAAAAGTAGATTCCTACACTGGAAGGTATCGGGACATGTATCTCTGCGATAATGAGATGCAACTGATGACTGCGATGGAGGACTTTGACTACACTTGTTGGTTGGATCCTGATAGGGTTCCTGCTTATATTCACGATGACAAAGAAGACACGGATGGTCTATAACAGCACTGGTCGGTGATGAAAACCCCTTATGTCTAAAGCAAGTATCTTAAGATACCTTGGCAATATTCTTCTCATAATTGGTTATCAAACTATGTTATGGGGAGATTTTAAATACGGTTTAATTTTAAAAAGTGTTGGGGGATTACTCACAATACCGTTTGCAATTAAACTTAAACTTTGGGATGTTTTATTCCTATGTGCTTTCTTTGGTATTTCCGAGATGTCAAAGTTAGTTCAACTTTTCCTAGTTCAGACAAACTAGGTGGTGGAGTCAAATTTGACCCCCTTATTTGTTTTATAATATGAAATTATTTTGGAAGGCAATTGGATTTAGAATTTTGGCAATTCTGTTTACAGCAATGATAACAGGAGTTTCTATGTCTATTACGATTCATCTTGGATTGTTCTTTCTTTATTATTTTTATGATCTATTATGGGACAAATATTTTAAATGAGTTTCCAATCTCTCTTTCAAGGATTGGTGGTGCGGATGGGATACTCTCCCCGCCTGGTTTCCAATTTCCAGTCAAAGAATTGGTGGCGTGCATGAAAGACCTGATAGGAGAGTTGCATAAACTCTCCTTTTTTAGTATAATATAGAAAAGTATTTTTTATATGAAAATCGGTTTTAATTGTAGTTGCTTTGATCTTTTTCATGCTGGGCACGTTACAATGCTCAAGATGGAAAAAGAGATGTGTGACTATTTAAAAGTAGCACTTCAAGTTGATCCAACTATTGATAGACCTGGTTTGAAAAATAAACCAGTGCAGTCAATTTATGAAAGGTATGCACAAGTCCAGGGATGTAAATATGTGGATGAGATTCTTGTCTATGATACCGAAGCAGACCTTCTTAATCTAATCAAAACTCAAACTTTTCATATTAGATTTTTGAGTGAAGAATATAAGGACATTGATTTTACTGGAAAGCAATATTGCATTGACAATGATATAGAAATTTACTATCATTTGAGAAGGCATCAATTTTCAACTACTGAACTTAGAAATAGAGTTTATGAACTTGAGAGGGCAAAAAGAGAAGAAAAAAATATTAAAGATGTTCTTCAGTATTCTCCAGAACTTCTAGAAAAGTACGGTCAAAAATGAGCATATTAGTTACGGGAGGTGCAGGATTTATTGGAAGTAACTTTCTGCACCATTTAATTACTTGCACAAATGAAGAAGTAGTTTGTATTGACAAATTGACATATGCTGCCGATTGGCATCATATTCCTGATAACGTTAAACTCTATACTACTGATATTGCAGAACAACATAATTGTGAGTTTATTTTTAAGAAGTATAAACCATCTACAGTTTTTCATTTTGCGGCAGAAAGTCATGTAGATAATTCAATTAAAGATTGCACAGAATTCATTCATACAAATGTTCTAGGAACGGTTAATCTTTTGAATCTTTCTTTGAAATATGAAGTTCAAAAGTTCATTCATATTTCGACAGACGAAGTTTATGGATCTATAGATGATGGATATTTCACAGAGAAGTCAAATTATGCTCCTCGTAATCCATATTCAGCATCAAAAGCAGCATCAGATCATTTTGTAATGGCATACCATAATACCTATGGACTTCCTGCTGTTATTACAAACTGCTCTAATAACTATGGTCCAAGGCAATATTCTGAAAAGATGATTCCTAAAATCATTACCAATTTATTGCAAGGAAAGAAAATTCCTGTATATGGTGATGGAAAACAAGTTCGTGACTGGTTATATGTTCAAGATCATTGTGAAGCATTGATTGAAGTTTGGTTTAAAGGAAAGGTTGGTCAGAAATATAATATTGGTGGTGAGTGTGAGATTCGAAATATTGATTTGGTTCGTATGATTCTAGATCGTATGAATATGAAAGAAGATATGGTAGAATATGTTAAAGATAGACCTGGGCACGACCGTCGTTATTCAACAGATATCACTAAAATTAGACACGAATTAAAGTGGTCTCCAAGATTTGATATAGATACAGGACTAGATAAAACTATCGCTTGGTATACTGAACGTTTATGATTACTATTGATTATTTGCCACACGCCAGACCGATTGAGTATTGGCGTCTGACATCTCATTTTCTGAATGGAATTAAACCAGAAAATAAAAAGAAAATAAAAATCAATATTCTTGCCACCAATGATGAACCGTGGTTAGATTATCTTGATCCTGATATTGCTGCTCAAGTCATTATTTTTCCATATAATGGAAACTATCTTGCTAAGGCAAATTTGGCAAGCAAGGATGAAAATCCATACTCTGTAAAACTAGACGAAGACTGTTTTATGAATAGTCACGTTTGGGATTATATGATTGAGAATATCCATATTCTTGATGATTCAGATACTCTCCTTGTTTCTCCTTTGGTTTCTACCAATATTCCTCTTGTAGATCAGTTTATTGAGGCATATATTGAAGATGTTGAAGTAAAAGAAGAATTATATTCTCTCTTTAAGAATCGTTATATGCCTAATAATCTGTGGGGTGTTAATTATACTTCACTTAATAAACACACTGTTGATGCAGAAAAGTGGGATTCGGAAGAATATTATAAAGGTGTTGCAGATATTAACCATTATTATCGTGGTATTCATCCAGTTCGTATTTCTGTTGAGGCTCAACTTCTTTTGAGTGAATATGTACTCAAAACTATGGATAAGTTTTTGAGCAAACAAGAGTATTCCCTGAAAGAGTTTAATCGTCCATACTTTACAAATAATATCTTTGCTTTTAAAACAGAGAACTGGCGTAAGATTCTAGAACTTCCAAATGATGGATTTGATGAGGTTCCTCTGAGTGAATATAAGAATGCTCATAACAAGAAGTGTTATTATATTGATAATGGATTTTGTGTTCATCCAATGTATAATACTGTGTTTGGATTTAATCCAGAGTTTAATATCGGTATGAATAACGGTCTGCAAAAAGAAATCGAAATCGTCAATCAGTTTGTTCAAAAAATTCTATGAAAAGAGCATTAATTACTGGTATTACTGGACAGGATGGATCTTATCTTGCCGAACTTCTTCTTGAGACAGGATATGAAGTTCACGGGATTATTCGTCGTTCTTCTTTGATCAATACTGATCGGATTGATCACATTTACCCACAACTTCATCTTCACTATGGAGATCTTACAGATTCTACAAATCTTGTAAGAGTCATTCAACAAGTTCAACCAGATGAAATATATAATCTAGGTGCTCAAAGTCACGTTAAAGTGTCTTTTGAAATGCCAGAATATACTGGTATGGTTGATGGGTTAGGAACACTTCGTATTCTGGAAGCAGTAAGGCTTCTTGGAATGGAAAGACAAACTAGAATCTATCAGGCATCTACATCAGAGATGTTTGGTCAAGTTCAAGAGATTCCACAAAAAGAAACAACTCCCTTTTATCCTCGTTCACCTTATGGAGTCGCAAAAGTCTATGGATACTGGATCGTCAAAAACTACAGAGAGTCGTATGGACTACACGCAAATTCTGGAATTCTTTTCAATCATGAATCCCCTCGCAGAGGAGAAACTTTTGTCACAAGAAAAATCACTCGCGGATTATCACGCATTTCAACTGGGCAACAGGACGTACTACATCTCGGAAATTTAAACGCAAAACGCGACTGGGGACACGCTAAAGATTTTGTTGAGGCAATGTGGTTAATGCTTCAACAAGATGAACCAGACGATTATGTGATTGCAACTGGGCAGCAATATTCTGTTCGTGAGTTTGTGGAAGAAGCAGCACCATATTTTGGTTTGAATATTGTGTGGGAAGGTGATGGTATTATGGAAAGGGGTATTGATAAAAGTACTGGTAAAACGGTCATCAAGGTCAATGCTAAATATTTCAGACCTGCTGAAGTAGAGACTTTATTAGGTGATGCCACTAAGGCAAAGGAAAAACTAGGTTGGGAACCTAAAATTTCTTTTAAACAATTAGTTGAGGATATGTGCATTTATGGACAGTGATTCTAGAGTGTTAGTTTGTGGTGCCAACGGAATGGTTGGTTCCGCAATTGTGAGGAACCTTGAGAATATGGGTTATACTGATGTTGTTAAAGGAACTCGTCAGACCGTAGATTTTACAGATCAAGAAGCAACTGACACTTTTTTTAGACTTAAAAAACCTGATTATGTATTTGTTGCCGCCGCTAAAGTTGGTGGTATTATGGCAAACAATACATATAAGGCAGATTTCTTGACTGAGAATCTCCGTATTCAGACTAATATTATTGATTCTGCTTATCGTTGGGGTGTAAAGAAACTGTTGTTTCTTGGATCATCTTGCATCTATCCTAAGTTTGCAACTCAACCTATCACCGAAGATCAGTTGATGACTGGTGCTCTGGAACCGACCAATGATGCATATGCGATTGCTAAGATCACTGGTATTATGCTGTGTCAGGCATACCGACAGCAGCATGGTTTTAATGCCATTTCTCTGATGCCTACCAATCTTTATGGTCCTAATGATAATTTTGATTTGGAAACATCACACGTTCTTCCTGCGATGATTGCCAAGTTTGATCAAGGTAAAAATAATATTGGACACGACTTGGGAGGATCTTATCAGTATCCAGTTACTCTTTGGGGAGATGGTTCTGCAATGAGGGAGTTTCTGCACGTTGATGATCTTGCAGAAGCGTGTTATACTTGTATGCAGGTCTATGATGAGGCAGAACATATCAACGTTGGTACTGGTGAGGATGTGACAATTAAACAACTTGCTGAAACAATTGCTGACGTTGTTGGTTTTACTGGAGGAATTAACTGGGATACTACAAAACCAAATGGCACTCCCCGCAAAGTGATGAATGTAGATCGAATCAAAGCACTTGGGTGGGAACCAAAAATTAGTCTCCGTGAAGGTATCGAAAAAACTTATGAATGGTATAAACTAAATGGATAGTACTATCGTTGTAAAACCCTGGGGTTCATATCAAAACTTAGTAGACGAAGAGTATACTAAAGTTAAAAAAATTGTTATTAAACCTGGTGAATCTCCAAGTTATCAGTATCACTTTAAAAGAAGTGAAGTTTGGGTTTTGGTAAAAGGATCTGGTGAAATAAAAGTCAATGATGAATCACATCCTTGCCAATCTGGTGATATTGTAACCATACCAAAAGAAGCAAAACATCAAATTACAAATACTGGGGATGATGATTTAGTTTTTATTGAAGTGCAACTTGGTGAATATTTTGGTGAAGATGACATCGTAAGATTGGAAGATAAGTATGGCAGGGTATAAAGTTCTTCTTACAACAAGTGGGTTGGGTTCTAGACTTGGTAATCTTACTAAATTTACCAATAAAAGTTTAGTTCGTGTCGGAAACAAACCTGTAATTTCTCACATCATTGAGTCATACCCACAAGATGTTGAGTTTGTTGTTACGTTGGGGCACTATGGGTCTCACGTAAAACAATACCTAACACTTGCTCATCCAGAACACAACATTACTTTTGTTGAAGTTGATAATTATATGGGAGAGGGCAGTAGTCTGCTCTATTCCATTTCTTTATGTGAGGAGTATCTTCAATCCCCATTCATCTTTCACGCTTGTGATACAATTCTTCCAAAGAATTATATTGAAGATGTAGATTTTTCAACGAATTGGTCTATTGGTGGAGTTGGTGATAATAGTCAATCTTATAGAACTATTAATTCTGTAAATGGAAAAATTGCATCAATCAACGAAAAAGGCGAACAGAATTTTGATTTTGTCTATGTGGGCGTTTCTGGTATTCAACAGTATGAAGTTTTTTGGAATACTTGTAGAACAATTCTCCAAACTGTAAAAACTAGTGATTTAAGTGATTGTCACGTCATTCGTAAAATGAATGATTTTTCTGTGGTGACAGTTGATGATTGGTATGATATTGGAAACATCGATGCACTCAGAAGAACTCGCTCAAAAATTAAAGGAACGATTCATGTTCTTGATAAAGAAGATGAAAATATATTTGTCTTTGATGATTTTGTGATTAAGTTTTTCTATAATAAAAAAGTATGTTATGATAGAGTATTAAGAACTCAAAATTTAAAAGGACTAGTTCCTAGTTTATTGGATAGTTCTGAAAACTTTTATAAGTATAGTTATGTTAAAGGAGATCTTCTCTCTGATGTTGTTGATTTAAATAAATTTACTGATTTATTAAATTGGTCTGCACAAAAATTATGGGTTTCTAAAGAAGATTCTTCTTTCCAACAAAACGCATTTTCTTTTTATAAAGACAAAACAATTTTAAGAATTGATAAGTTTTTAGAAAAATATAATCTAACGGATGGGGATGATTATATTAATGGAATGCACATTCCTCCAATCAAAGAACTAATATCAGAAATCGATTTCTCATCTATCATTGGATCCTTTCCATCTGGATTTCACGGTGACTTTATTTTAGATAATATACTTATTAATGATGATGGTTTTGTTTTAATTGATTGGAGACAAGATTTTAATGGTAGTATAGATGCTGGAGATATGAGATATGATCTGGCAAAACTAAATCACAATCTCATTCTTAACCATGAAATCTTAGCAAATAATCAGTATTCAATTGATTTTACAAATGGAATACGGTGTGATGTTCTTGTTAAAAAATCTCTCTTAGATTGCCGAGAAAGATTAAAAATATTTTGTGAGGTCAATTCAATTCCATATAAACAGTTACAAATACTGACTTCTCTTATTTGGATTAATATGTCACCTTTACATGAACATCCTTTAGATATGTTTTTATATTATTTTGGTAAATACAACTTATTTGTTAATCTTAGGAGTACTTAAATGAATAGCGTTCAATATGCATCAACTTTAATTAACCCAGAGTACAAACACGTGCTTGAGTTTGGTGTATATCAGGGATACACTGTTGGTCTTATTAGAGAAGCACTTGATGATAGTTACAAAGTCTTTGGATTTGATTCTTTTGAAGGTCTTCCAGAAGACTGGGAAAATACAACTTGTATGAAAGGTCATTTCAGTACAGGTGGAAAAATTCCCGATATTGAAGGTGTTAAATTTTTTAAAGGATGGTTTGAAGATACTATTCCAGAGTATCTGAAAGAGGCAGACACTATCGCTCTTCTTCATGTTGATTGTGATTTGTACTCATCCACAAAAACAATCTTTGATAATCTGTATCCTTATATTAAGAAGGGAACGATTATTGTTTTTGATGAGTGGTGCTATCACGCAGATCCTCAATATGATGATCACGAACAAAAAGCGTTTTATGAGTATGTTGATGATCATAATATCAAATTTAAGTT